AATAGTGCAGGTGTAACAGGAACTTCAAATACAGCAGTTGGTGCTAATGCACTTTGGAACATAACAAGCGGAACAGATAATACTAGTATTGGTAAATATTCTGGAATTGGTCTTACTACAGGAAGTTCAAATAGCTCATTAGGCAGCAGCTCTTTGTATTCAAATACTACTGGCGGTTCAAATGTAGGTATTGGTGCATCAGCCCTTTATTCAAACACCACCGCATCTAACAACACCGCAGTAGGTTATCAAGCTGGGTATAGTGGAACAACCGCATTAAATGGAACATATTTAGGTTTTCAAGCTGGATATACAAATAGTACTGCTTCTTCAAATGTGTTTGTTGGGGGACAAGCTGGGTATACTTCTAACGGTTCTTATAATACTATTGTAGGTCAAGCAGCTGGGTATTCTTTAACGACTGGGACAAGTAATACATTTGTTGGTGCTAGTGGTGGTGCAAACGCTCCATGTGGATACTATGTAACAACAGGTTCTAACAACACTATTCTCGGTGCATTTTCAGGCAACCAAGGCGGTCTAGACATCCGTACAGCAAGTAACTACATTGTGTTATCTGATGGTTCTGGTAATCCTAGAGGATTTTTTAATAGTAGTGGTCAATTTTTTGTAGGAACTACAACACAACTTGTAAGTGCGGTTAGATTTGCAAATTTTTCTTCGCCAGCTTCTACTGATGCAGTTTGTGCTTCATTTAGAAATAACCCAGTAACTTCAGGAACTTACAATGTTTTGGATGTATGGGCACAAGAAACTGCAGGTAATTCAATATTTATTAACTTTTTTACAGAAACATCAGCAACTGTAAAAGGTGCTATTTCCTATAATAGAACGGCTAATTTAACTGCATATGGAACAACATCTGACAAAAGACTTAAAGAAAATATTGTTGATGCACCTTCAGCATTAGCAAAAATTAATTCTGTAAAAATTCGAAGTTTTGATTGGAAAGAAACTGACAGTCATTCAGATTTTGGAGTAATTGCACAAGAACTAATTGATGTTGCGCCTGAGTGTGTAGTACAGGGTGACAACGAACAAGAAATTAAAAAAACTTGGCAAGTAGATACTTCAGCTTTAGTACCAGCAATGATTAAAGCAATCCAAGAACTCAACGCAACAGTAGTATCCCTACAAGCACAAGTAACCGCACTCACAAAGGCATAATATGTTAGAACTAACACCTGAACAAGAAGTACAACGCAGTTATTCCGCAGCACTTGATAGCGTAAACCTACTTAACGCTGGGAAACCAACTGACATGGAAGAAACTGAGTGGCTTGATACAGTTAAGCGTAATGTAGCTCACTTGGAAATTCAAATTGCTAAAGGTGCAGAGTTTTATGGCGAGCATGATTTAACGCCATTTGAAAACGCTATTAAGTAATTAGGGCAAACCAGCAGCCCACCTTGCTGGCAAATTTTTTAGGACTTAAAAAATGGACAAACTTACTCTATCAACCGACTTAGTAAACGGTATTCTTCAATACCTCGGCTCACGCCCATTTGTAGAAGTTGCTGCATTGATTAACGGTATTCAAACCCAAGCTGCTGCTCAAGGTGCAACACCTGCCGCTCCAGCTGAACCAACTCCAGAAACCCCAGCTGCATAAGGAAACATTATGAACTTCTTGAACGAACTCGAAACACATTTAAGCTCTTTTGAGAGCAAAGCTAAAGCAGACATCGCATTGTTCATCGCATTTGTCAAAAGCAAATATAGCGAGCCTACAGCGGCTGTTGTGCCTCCTCCTGCTCCAATCGCTCCTAATGGTGAATTGACAATCGGTCAAGAAGTTCCAGCCGTTGCAGAAGCCGCACCAGTTGAAGCAGAAGTAGCACCAGAAGTTGAAGAGCCAGCTCCAGTAGAAGCCGTAGAAGAAGCACCTGCAGAAACTGAAGAGCCAGCAAAAGCAGAGTAACAAATGGAAGCCCAGACACTAATAAACTATATTGTCCTATTATGCGGAGCACTAGGCGGTTGGATTTTAAAAGTGCTCTGGGATTCTATTTATGAATTAAAAATTGCTGATTCTGCCTTAATTGATAAAGTCGCTAAAATTGAAGTAATGGTCGCGGGTAGCTACGTAACTCGAGAAGAGTTTCAAAGAACAATCTCTAGTCTGTTTTTAAAATTAGACCGTATTGAAGATAAAATTGACAATAAGGCTGATAAATGAATGATTTCTTTAAGCACTTATTGACAGGGAAAGATAATGCCACTTATGATATTGGTCGGGTTACTTGGCTTTTTGGTATTCTTGCCGTCATTGCTTTGGCTTTTTATCAAGTATTTCACACTGCTGTAAGTCTTAGAGAATTAGCTGAATCATTAGGTATCATCTCGGGTGCTGGCGGAGCAAGTGTAATGATGAAAAAAGATGCGGAGCCTCAATAATGTTTCCTCTCTCGATTGTTACCTATGTCAAAATTGTCGTGGTTAGTTTACTTCTATGCGGGTGTGCTTATGGTTATATTGAGCATTCTCGTTTTGAGGAGTATAAGTCAGAGATTAAAGCAATTGCAGAAAAACAAATCGCGCAGAATGAATCAAAAGTTAAAGAACAAGCGCTAATCAATAAAGGAATATCAAATGCATACGAGGCTAAGTTATCTGCTATTCACACTTATTATGACGGGATGCGCAACTCCAGTGGCAGTCCAATGTCCAGCCTTTCCCTCTCCTCCAGCGGAACTAATGTTAGCTCCTCCGACCTTAAACTTGATTGCGCCATTACCACGCAGCAAGTAGTAAGCCTGCAAGATTGGATTAAGGAACAGTCAGGTCTATGATTCAAAACTTTGAAAAGTCTTTAGACATGCTGCTTGAATCTGAGGGTGGATTTGTAAACAACCCAAAAGATCCAGGTGGAATGACTAACCTCGGAGTCACTGCCGCTACTTGGGCACAGTTCAAAGGGCGTGCTACAAGCGAAAAAGAAATGCGTAATCTTGACAAAGATGACGTAGCTCCGTTGTATGAGAAGAAATACTGGGACGCATGCAAGTGTGACGACCTACCTTCAGGCATCGATTACCTCATGTTTGATTTTGCGGTAAACGCTGGTCCTGGCAGGGCGATAAAGACGCTCCAAAAGGCTATCGGCGTACCTGAGGACGGTGCAATTGGTCCAGTCACACTTCAGAATATTGAAGTCATGGACAAAAATGATTTAATCACTCGATTCTCAAAAGCTAAAAAAGAGTTCTATGAATCATTACCAACCTTCCCTACGTTCGGTAAAGGTTGGCTCGCCCGCATTGACACTGTACGCGGTAATGCTAGTCGGTTATTAGGATAATATATGAGCACTCCAGCCTACGCAATGACGTATGACAATTTGACCTCTAACGTACTTCAGTACTTAGAGCGTAAAGATGCATCCGTTGTTGAGCAGATTCCTAACTTCATCATGCTCGCTGAATTTGAAATCGCGGAGATGATGAAGTCATTAGGACAGCAACAAGTTGCCGAATCCGTTATGATGGCTGGAAATCCTGTTATCCCGAAGCCTGCAAGATGGCGCAAAACAACTTCATTCAACATTACCGTAAATGGTAAGAAGCAGCCTATTTTCCTGCGTAAGTATGAATACCTAATTAACTATGCTCCGAGTAGTACTAGCGAGAGCACTCCACTTTATTACGCTGATTATGATTATGACAATTGGCTGGTAGCACCCACCCCAGATCAAAATTATGCTTTTGAGGTATTGTATTATGAACGAATTCAACCGTTATCTTCAGAAAATCAAACAAATTGGCTTACACGCAATGCACCTAATGCTATGCTTTATGGAACACTGCTTCAGGCTATGCCGTTTCTTAAGAACGATCAGCGTGTAATCTTTCAACAAAAGTACACCGAAGCAATCACTGCATTGACCAATGAAGATAAATTACGTATCGCCGATAGACAAGCTATTGCTCAGGACTCTTAATCATGGAATACACCTCACCTTTTACAGGCGCGACAATCTCCCCTTCTCAAGTCGGGTACATTGACCTTACCATTTCTGCCAATACGTATTTAGAATGGCCAATCAACGGTAATGACACTGTTGACGTAGCTGCGAATATTATTGAAGTAACTGCGGCTACTGTCGGCTTAGACTTGATTATGCCACCTGCGGCGCAAGTCTCAGTAGGTCAAGCGGTAATCATTCGTAACATTGGTTCAAACCCTTTTACTGTTACTGACAATGGCGGTGATACACTGCTTTCAGTAAACTCTGGAGTAGCTTTTTACCTTTATTTGACTGACAATTCAACTATTAACGGAACTTGGTCTAACGTCACATTCGGCGCGGGAACTTCAGCTGCCGATGCCGCTACCCTCGCGGGTTACGGTTTGACCGCGATTGGTCCTACTTTGAATCAGTCTTACTCAGTTACTAATTACTACGCTAGTTCAGCTTTAACTGCTACGGCTCGTGCCCAATTTGCAGTATGGCAAGGTGGTGCGGGAACTTTAACTCTACCTTCTGCCTCAAGCGTAGGTGCGAATTGGTTCTGCATGTTCCGTAACAACGGTTCAGGTATCCTTACCATTGCCCCAGTCGGTTCTGACACTATTGACGGTAACGTGAGCGACCAATTACAAATTACTGAGTCTTTTGTAGTAGTTTCTAACGGTAGCGGATGGAATACATTTGGATACGGTCAGGCTACTCAATTTGCTTTTACTCAATTATCCGTTGTGGTCACTGGTGGAACTTTAACCGAGACTGCCTCTCAAGCATCTAACCTCATTCAAGAGTTCACTGGCACTTTAACTTCAAATCAAATCATCATTGTTCCCCCTACGGTTCAACTGTATACTGTAACTAATAACACTTTAGGTTCATTTAGTTTTACAGTTAAGACTTCAGCCATAGGTGCAGCGGTCGTAAATGTGCCTCAAGGGACGTCATTGCTTTTAATTTGTGACGGAACCAATGTATATAACGCTGCCTCTGGTTCATCTAGTTCTATTACGTCATTAACTCTCGGTAATGGGTCTCTTTCTACTCCATCTCTCAAGTTCACTGGCGATGCTAATACTGGTTTATATTTACCCGCGTCTAGTAACCTCAGTGTTGTGGTTGCCAATGCGCTCGCTGCTACTTTTAGTTCAACAGGTTTAGCTGTACCTAACGGAATTGGTGGAGGTAGCTTTTGACCACTGACGTATATAACCTATCGGTAGCTCCTGGGATTCAAAGAGACGGAACTCTCTTTGATGCTCCCTGCTACGTTGATGGCGTATGGGTGCGCTTTCAGCGCGGTCGCCCTCGTAAGATCTGGGGTTACAAAGGTATATTTCTGAATGCTCCTGGTGTCACTCGTGGGATGATTATGCAATCACAAAACGGAGAAAACTACGTTTATGGCGGATATTCTGATTCACTGCAGTATTGGCAGACTGACAATGATGACGGAGTAGGTTCAGGACCTTATCCAATTGGTTTCTACGGTTCAATTGCAACTTCCACAATAGCCAATCAAGGTAGTGCCTACACTAATGGCACTTACACCAATGTGGCTTTAACTGGCGGTTCAGGCACAGGAGCTCTTGCTAATATCACTGTTTCAAGTAATAAAGTAACTTCGGTCACAATCGCCTATGCGGGATCTGGTTATTTGTCTACTGACATATTGAGCGCGGCTCCTTCATCAATCGGAGGAACAGGTTCAGGATTTCAACTCGGTATTACCGTATTGAGCGCATTTACCGCGAATAGCAATAATCTTTGGCAATTTGATATTTCTTATGATTCAAGCGGCTCTGGTGAATTGACAATCATTGCTCATCCAGGACAAAACTTAGAAGATATTGACAGCACTGTAAATACTCCTGTTTTGTACGGAGCATTTCCTGGTGGAGGAATGTCTAAAGTTGGAGTGTTTACTGCAACTGGAACAGCCTCCAGCACGACTATTTCCATACCTAGTGAAAATTTTCTAATCGCAGTCGGTCAAACAGTAACTGGGCTCGGAATAGCTGCTAACACAGTCGTAACTGCGGTTGTCGTTACTAGTTCCCCTACCCCATTAACCACTGTAACAATTAATAATGCGGTTACTGGCAGTCCAACCTCATTTACGTTTGATAATAATGTTGCTGTTTCAGGCGGATGCGTAATGCTTTACCCTTACCTGTTTGTTTATGGTAATAATGGTTTACTTAAAAACAATTCAGCGGGAGACCTGCAAAACTGGGTGGGAGCAGATTCAAACGAGAATAACGTAGCAGCTACAAAGATTGTTAAAGGCTTACCCGTACGCGGCGGTACTACTGCACCTGCGGGTTTATTTTGGTCATTAGATTCTTTGATTCGCGTAGTGTATAACCCAACTAACGTCGGCACATCAACAATCTACTGGACGTATGACATTGTAACTAATCAGACTTCAATACTTTCATCTCAATGCGTTATTGAGTATGACGGTATTTACTTCTGGTGTGGCGTTGACCGATTCCTAGCGTATAACGGAGTTGTTCAAGAAGTACCGAATGATATGAACATGAATTACTTCTTTGACAACTTGAATTACGTTCAAAGACAAAAAGTATGGGTTAGTAAGATTCCTCGTTGGGGTGAAATCTGGTGGTTCTACCCTAAAGGTGATTCTGTTGAATGTAATGATGCCATCATCTACAACACTCGTGAAAAGAAATGGTATGATGCAGGTCAAGCACTCGGTGCTAACCGTTCATCAGGCGCATTCTCTGAGGTGTTCCGCTATCCTGTTTGGGCTGGTAATGAACCTAATGTATTAGGCCAATATACTGTCTGGCAACATGAAATTGGTGTTGATGAGGTTTATCTTAACAATGTAAACGCTATTGAGTCTTCTTTTGAGACTAATAGCCTCGGCTGGGTGAACGGTGGTCCAGGAACAAAACAAATTAAAGGTTTAAATCGCTGGATTCGCGTTGAGCGTATTGAACCTGACTTTGTTCAACAGGGTGAAATGAGTATTATTGTCACTGGTAAATCATACGCTGATGATGACAATGAAGTTTCAGACCCATACGTATTTGACCCTACGACTTTAAAGATTGATATGCGTGAACAAAGACGTGAAATGCGGTTAAAATTTGTAAGTAATATCGCAGGTGGAAATTATCAAATGGGTAACGTATTAGTCAGTGCTGACATTGGTGATGAGCGCGGAACGGGTAATCCATGATAACCTACGACCCTCGCGGAATGAGTTGGGACAAGTGGTGCGCCTTGATGGCAGAGTTATTTGCTGCGAATCAGCTCGGTACAGTGCCTGAGGACAAATGGCGTGATTGGGCTAGCGGCATGCAGGGAATTGGATATTTTGTTAATTCAGGAACTCCAGACCCAAGGTTGTTTGATGATTGGCAACAGTGGGCAGAACAATTAGTAGGTATTATGACGATACGGAAACACAAATGAGACCTTCAGAGATTATCAAAAAAGAGGCTGAAAAACACGGACTAGATTCAACTAAAGTCCTAGTCAGCATTCAATACATTCTAACACACAAATTAGGATTCCTGCTAACTAAAGGAAATTCTGTTTTGTTATTAGCAAAGATCGGCGATAATGAGTATGAAACTCATTTATTTACTGAAGACTCTCCGCTAAAATTAGCTCAAGCTATGATATCTATTTTTCACGATATTGAAAAACTCAATATCAAAGCTATCTACGGAAATGCTGATAATCCTCAGATTATTAACCTTTTAAAGAAGCTAGCAGATAAAGAAGGCACAGAGATTCAAGATCCAGATAAGCCAAATTATAACTGGATGATACGTTTATGAGATATACATTAGATTCAATGCTCCCTGAGCGGGCATTCCAAAAACGATTAGGCGGATATGGTCCTGCTACTTTAGAAGGCGGTGGCGGGGGCGGTGGTATTATGGCAGTGGTTGCCGTAGTTGCTACTGTTGCCCTAGCTGTTGCTACTGACGGTGCTTCGCTCGCGGCTGAAGCTGCTATTGACGGCGGGGCTGTTGCCGCGGACGGAGCTATTGCAGCGGGTGAAGTTGCTACTGCAGATGCCGTTACTTCTGCCGCTGCTGACGCCGCTATCACTACTGGAACTGAAGCAGCTGCGGGAACCGCTGCAGCCGATACCGCTGTCGCTACAGGTGCGGATGTAGCTGCTGCAAATGCGGCTACTGTAGCGGGTGATACGGCTGCTACGGCTGGGACTACGGCTGCTGACGCTGCAAGTGTTACAGGCAGTGCCAGTGCAGACTCTGCGCTTCAAGCTGCTGGTCAAGGTGCTTTAAAAAGTGCTGGAATGAATAGTCTTGGGCAACTCGTAAATACAGGCTCGATTGACCCTAATAAGGTTCTTAACGCGGGTGTTACGGGAGCAGTTTCAGGTGGTCTAGGTAATGGTTTAGCTCAAGCTGGAGCACCTTCATTACTAGCTAGTCCTTTAACTGGTGCAGTTAGCGGTGCCACAAGTGCGGCATTAAATGGTGGTAATATCGGCACTGGTGCTCTAATTGGTGGAGCGGGTGGGGCTGCCTCTGGAGTAGCAAATACTGTAGGTCAAAATTTAGGTTTAGACCCTACTAGTCAAGGCGCTTTAAATGGAGCCATACGAGGTGGTACAATGGCTGCCGTAAATAACGGAAGCATTGGTACGGGCGCATTAACAGGTGGTATTATCGGTGGCGTTTCTTCTGCCGCGAATCAACTCGGAACAGCTGCCCAAAATGCAGCTACTGGAGAAAATGCTAATAGTTCATTATTAGGTCAAGTTCTGGGTAGTGCTGCGAGTTATGGAGCTAATACGGCTATTAATTCTGTAAATTCCCCTACTACTCAAGCTAGTGGAACTCTGAAATCAACTTCAACTGGTATACCAACTGCAGCTATTCAATCTCAAAACTCTGCTTCTATTCAAAGTCAAACTGGTGCACCTACAATGGCAGGTACCACTAGTGGTGGTCTTTCTAACCTTGAATTAGCTGGTTCTCAAGCGGGTATTCCTACTGGCTCTAGTGTAAACTTTAACACTGGAACTGCTAGTAATTCCGCGCCAAGTTCAGGTTTAAATAATAATGGTTTACCTGCTAACTTGACTCCAGGGGTTATGACCTCTAGTAATCTACCTTCATCTACTACTTCTAACCCTCAATTAGAACAGTTAATTCAAATGCATCCTCAATTAGGTGTTGTTGATCCGCGTATTTTAGCGTCTCTTATGGGTAGTTCAACAACTCAGACTTATAAGAACGGTGGAGTTGTGGGTTATGCTAACGGTGGTCATGCTGAGCATGTACCTGAATTTGTAACAGGAAAAACAGGTCATCACGTCAAAGGGCGCGGTACTGGTCAAAGCGATGAAATCCCTGCAATGCTCGCTAATGACGAATATGTATTTGATGCTGACACTGTAGCGGCACTCGGTGATGGTTCATCTGAGGCTGGTGCAAGATTCTTAGATAACTTCCGTAAATCTGTACGCGCACACAAACGAGCTGCGCCAGTTGATAAGATCCCCCCAAAGGCTTCTCCGTTACAATATGTAAAAGAAGCAATCAAGAAAACAAGGAACTCATAATATGGCTGCTGTCGGTGCATTACCTCCAAACCTCGGTGTAACAGCAGGTTCAGCTCCTGGATCGGGTTCTATTACTCAGGGTACAGCTTTACCTAATATTACTACTACTCAAGCTCAAGCTACTGCCACTCCGCAGTTCTATACTGATTATTTGAATCAGTTATCTACTCAAGGTCAAGCAGCTGCTCAAAATTCTCAATATGTTGGAGCAGCTCCATTACAGCAGCAAGCCTTTGGTCAAGTTGGGCAGAATGTTGGTAATTATCAACCTGCTTTAAATACAGCTTCTTCTAATATAAATTACGCAGGTAGTATTAACCCTTCAGCTGCTGCTGCTGGTACTATTAATACAGCTATGGGTAATAATGCGGTTAATGCGGCTCAACCTTATTTAAATGCGGCAGCTGTTCCTACTTCACAAACTGTTCAACAGTATATGTCTCCATATACTAATGACGTTGTTAACTCTATCGGTAATCTCGGTCAAGCTAATATTGCTCAAAACCTTGCTCCTCAAGCGACCGCTGGTATTGTAGGCGCGGGTGGATTCGGTTCTAAACGCGGACAGCAGGCTCTCGGGGAAGTCCTTTCTAATGCAGGTTTAGGTATTACTGGTCAGCAGGCTTCTGCATTACAGTCTGGTTATCAAAATGCTCTTACAGCGGCTGGGCAGCAAGCAGCTCTTTATGGTCAATTAGGACAAACGGCAGGTAACCTAACTAATGCTCAAATGGCAAATCAGCTTAATGCTGGTCAGCTACAGGGTAATCTTGCAACTGCAACTCAACAAGGTGCTCTAAATACAGGTATAGCTGCTCAAAACCTAGGTACAACTACTCAGAACCTCGGTCTAGGTGACGTTAACGCGCTGTCTACCCTTGGTGCTCAGCAGCAAACTATTGGTCAAAATGCTCAGAATTATCCAATGACTCAACTCACGGCAGAATCCAACCTGCTTAAAGGTGCTACAATTCCTACCGCTACGAGTTCAACTTATACTGGTCCGATTCCTGGTGCTTACAATACTTCTCCTCTCGCGCAGATTTCGGGTATTGGTTCGGCATTGGCTGGAACTGGCTTGGGTCAAACATTGTTTGGTTCACCTGCATCGACTAATGGGCAGACACCTGCTACTTCTGGCTTGGTTGGAAGTGGTTTAACTGCCGTTAATTCTGGATTAAGTAGTGCAGCTAACTGGATTGCCAATGGCGGTTCTAGTACGAGCAACGGTGGAAGTGGTCTTCCAACTGGAGTTAGCGTATCAGGAACAGACCCAAGTACAGGTATGCCGACTTATGTTAATTCAAGCGGTACACCTGTTGATCAATTTGGTAACCCTGCTACGACTGCTTATACTCAACAGCAGGCTGATGCCCAAGCGGCAGCCCAACAGCAGGCTGATGCCCAAGCGGCAGCTTATGCTCAACAACAAGCTGACGCTCAAGCAGCGGCAGACTCTCAAAATACCTACGGAGGATAAATCATGGCAACTATAGGTGCATTACCAGCTGCTCCGGCTGGAATCGGTACAGATCCAGAGGCTCAACAGGCGTATGTTGATGCTTTGAGTAAAGTCGCAGACTCTCTTGAAAATAGAGGTGGTACAAACTGGTTTAACGTAGCTCAAGGTTTTTTAGCTCCTACTCGCGGCGGTTCTTTTGCTGAATCTGCAAGTAATGCGGCGGGAGCTATCGGTAAAGACATTGAGCGTGAAAAAGAGTTAGCACCTAGCCTAGCTATGATGCGTGCTCAAATTGCTGGTCAAAAATACACCATGCAGAATGACGCAAAAGCTCTAGCACTCATGGGTCAAACCCTCGGAGTAGAACCTACTCAAGTACCTAATGCTTTGAGTTCAGGTAATATTAATGCTGATCAATCTGCTAAGTTACAGTCTATCTATCCACTTGTAGCTTCATTGTCCCCTGCTCGTGGTGAAATTCTAAAGAACATGATCGGCTTCAGTAACGAGGCAACTAAGGCAGGTGCTGAGAAGTCTAATGCTGACGTGGCAGCGGCTCGTCTTGAGGCTGAATTCCCAGGAATGCTCAATAAGCCTGCGGCTCAACCAGCTGCTCCTCAAGGTTTTGGACTCAATTACCCTGTTGAAAAAGCTACAATCTCTAGCCCATTCGGTGAACGCAAGAATCCAATGGACACTAGTAAAACTGAAATGCACGGCGGTATTGACTTTGCTGCACCTTTAAATTCACCTGTTCAAGCAGTATTGCCAGGAAAAGTAGCCTCAATCGAGAAGTCTCCTGACGGATTCGGTAACAGGGTTATTGTTGAGCATCCTAACGGCTCAACCTCATATTACGCTCACTTGAATGACGTAAATGTTAAGCAGGGTGATGAACTCACTCAAGGTCAAGCCCTCGGCACTGTTGGTTCAACTGGCAAGTCCACTGG